ATAACTCAAAAAGGTAGTAAAACAAAAAAGGCCCGGGTCACAAGACCAGAGCCAATTTTTTTCATGGAAGCAGGGCTTAAGCGCCCGGGCTACCCCAGATACCGAGCGGATCGGACACGCCGTAGCTGTACCTCTCTCGGGCCTTATACCGCACGTTGCCCGTGTCAAAATCACCATCCATAGATGTAGACATCGGTGTACGAACGAAGTGCTTCATGCCGTTCGGGACATCCGTGATCAGGTAATACGAATCGGTGTCTGTCAGGTAGTGGTTGACAGAGTAGCCTTCCGGGATCGTACCATTGGTCTTGATCGCGTTGATGTCGTTATCGGCAGTCGCGGTGCGGAGTTCAGTCTCCAGCAGGCGCGTAGCCACGAACATCAGGTTCGGCGGAACGATCAGCTTACGCGGGCGAGCCGCGATGAGCAGACCGCGCTCGTCCTTCCAGCCAGCAATCTGAATGACAGCGGCCTCAAGCGAGGTCTCATTCAGGTCGGCGGGGGTGGACTGCGTGTTGTTGTTTGTGGCACCAGACACCAGAGGGTGAGCGGTGTTGAACAGGGTAACGCCGTCACCCGACACAAACGAACCACCAGAGAAGCCGTTGTTCAGCGGGAAAGCCGCCTTAACCTGCTTCGTGTAGGCCATCGAACGGGCGAGAGCCTTGGTGTAACGCGAGGAGAGCGAATCGTACAGGTTATCTTCCATCGCCTCTTCGGTGATGGAGAAGCCCATAGCGATGGTCTCGTGGTTGTAACGGGCGGTCCAGACTTCCTGCGCGTTATCGTAGGAGATGGCAGAGCCTTCGGCCTTAACCGGGGCAGTGCCGAAGCCCGAAAGCTTCAGTTCCTCTTCAAACGAACGCTCGGAGGTTTCCGTCTCGTAGATCGCCTCGTCTTCGTTTTCGTACTTCTTGTACTCAAGACCGAACAGGGCGTTTAGACCCGGAAGCAGTTCCTTGAGAAGTTGTGCGCGTGAAATAGCCATTTTCTATATTCTCCTATTACACGCCAGTCGGATTCATATACGAATGGCCACGGGCCACCGTAACGCTCGCGTTCTGCGCGTTGGTATCGCTCGCTGTGTAAACAGCGGCGGGCATGTTCCACTTAACCAGAAGATCGGTGAAAGCATCACCAACCGCAGACTCCGGACCATCAACAAACCCGACGATACGCAGCGGCAGGGTAGCCGTTGTGTTGATCGAGGCCGCGTCAGCGGAGGTTTCCGAGTTGCCAGTGGCAGTGTCGCCAGAGAACGTGCTGAAGCCAATGTTGGCACCAAGCGCTGTCTGAGCAACGGTATCATCGGCCTGAACCTGCATCACGACATCCGGGTCATCGACCACATACGCGAAAGCGTCAGTGGCGACTGTGCCCGAGGGCCAGTACTGCTGGAAAAGCTTGTACTTCAGGTTCGGATCTGTGTATGTGCAACCGACGAAAACGCCGACAACGCCAGTCGCGGCAACGGTGGTCGTGCCAGTCTCAGCGATAACGACACCCGAGGCGTTGATGGACACAGGCTGGCCGTAGAAGATGTTAGAAGCATACGCATTGTTGATCTTGATCAGGCGAGTCGAGCCAGCATAGGGCTGACCGCCGATAAGATTAACAGGGCGCAGGCCATAGGGGGCTGCTGTAGAAGCCATGTTTTTTTACCTTGTTTAAAGCCGGGTTAACCCCGGCCCTTGCCAAATGTTACCCGCGTTGTGATCTCCGGCTTGGAGAGCGGCATACGCGGATCGTTTTCACGCATGAAGTTGTTTTCTACGGAGACCATCTGGTTCTGGGCAGTCTGACGGTAGTAGGCGTCACGCTCAGTCATTGTTTCTTCCGGGGCCTTACAGAGAAGGAGGCCACCAACTTCAATGTTGTCCTTGAAATCCGAATTACGGTCACGCAACACGGTAATCTCAGGATGTTCCTCTGCCTTTACAGGTTCCCATCCCTGACGGAACTTGGATGACACATTCGTGTTATCAGAGCTATTCAGAGTAGAGGTGCGGACCCAGCGATAACGCCAGCCATCCTTCTTTTCTGGTTCGGGGAGAACCGTGGGCGGAGCCCAAGACTTCTTGCGCGAAGTAGCTTCGCGATTATCGCTTTCGCGAGGGGTGCGCTTATCCATTCATGGACCTCAATTTCTCAGCAGCGTACTGCTCGATTGTTAATCCGAGGCGCTTAGCGATGGCGACTTCGGATGCCGATAGCTGGATTTTGCGTGGTGGGGTCGAATTTCTTTTTACTGGAGCGACCACTACGCTCTTGTTCTGCTGAGTCGGCTTGCTATCGACTTCTTCCTCATCAGCAGCAATATGCGGGTAACGCTTACGCACTTCCCTGTCGAGCGCATTCCAGTAATCTTCGGTACTGGGGTCAATACGCTCAAAAACTACAAGACGGTCATGGATGTGCCGCGCGTAATCGGTCATTTCGCGGTCACGACCAAACCAAGTGTTTTTCTTAGCCCATGCCACCGTCCGGGCATCCGGCTGCGGCGGCGGGGTCTGAGGCTGATACTGAGGCGGAGGCTCTGGTTCGAATTCCTCAACCTCAACAGGGCGGAAGCCCCTTACCTTGTCTGCCTCAATCGAGAGGCGCGCAAGATCCTTATGTGCATCAACCTGCTTATCGATATCCCCGAGTTCCATAGCCTCCCTGAGACGCCGCTTGGCAACCTCAAGTTCGCTCTCTACTCGGGTCTGCATCTGATCAGCGATAATCGACTGACCGGAATGCAGAGCCTTCTTCAGGTTAGCGTTTTCAGCAATGACGCGCTTCGCATAATCCGCAAGGGCGGACTGCTGGCGTTCAAGCTCCTCTTTCGCACGGCGTTCTTCGTGGTACTCGTACTTGAGCTTGCTTATACGCTTCTTGACCTTATCGCTGTACTGAGAAACCTCATCTTCCTCTGGAAGATCGGGCTCACCAGCACGGCGGGGTCTATTCTTATCTTCAGGCGGAGTATCGTCTACGATCTCTACCTGAAGATCGGTTTCCGCGCCCGCAATCTTGTCGGGCTCCGGACCTACCGCTTCATTATCTATGTCGCTCATGCCCGCTCAATCCCTTCCGGATCGTTAAGGGTCGCCTCAACGCTATCGTCGTTGATCAGGCGGAACTCCTTGCCCCCTACCTTGAATCGTGTGCCGGAATAAGCACGGAACATGATCCAATTTCCCGGCTCACAATAAGGGCCTTCGGGGAAACGGTCGGGGTCTGAATAACAATCAGGCCCCATGCTGAGGACTTGGCCGACAATACTGGCCGTCTCCTCCTTGGTCTTCAGGACATCCGGTCGGATGATCCCGCCCTTGGTCTTTTCCTCGACCTCCGGCACTACGATAAGAATCCTGTAGCCTGTGGGGCGAGGAAGCTTATCAAGGATTTCTTTCGAAATCTTGCTTTCCGAGTACATGCGTATTCCTACGTTATTGCGCCTTTTGGCGATGGCCACCTTTATGGTGTAAGCCAATAATATATCAAAGAATACTCAAACCCAAAATTAGTCTTCGTCTTTGTTTTTCTTTTCAAGATCAAGTATTTCTCTCTCAGCCATAGCAAGACCAGCAATAACGCCAGTCATATACTTATACTGATGGAAGTCTTGAGCCCCGCCAAGGGCAAGATCATCTGCAAAATCGTTCATCATTTGGCGAATTTTGCCTTTCAATACAAAGAATTCGCTCAATTACCTGCCTCCGATTCGTGCATTTGGAGAGAGCGCCTGACCGACCACTTTAGCCGTTTCCAAGAGGATCTTGTCCTCTTTGTACTTGGCGTCTGTTTCGGCCTGCTTTTCCTTGACCTTGACAGCTTCGTCCTTAATACGAAGCTCTTCACGCTGCATGACTGTGAGCGGGTCATTTTCCTCCTGCTGTTGCTTCGCGGCCTTGGACTCTTCATTGTGCTGCTGGAGGAGTCGGTCAGCAGCAACGGAGGCCAGTTTCGCGATATCGTTCTCGACATCCGGCGGAAGCTTCTCACCAATCTGGGGAAGGCTCACGCCAAGCTTGAGTTCAATCTGACGCCTATAAGAGTAGGCAAAATGCTCAGCAAGATGCTGTTGCATGGCCCCAACGAACGTCTGGGCGTTCGGGCTCTGGGACACAAACTGCTGATAAATCGGGTCCTGCATAAACGCAGTGTGGACCTTGATATGGGCATCGTGGTCCTGTTCGAGGAATACAGTGATCGGCTTGCCAGACATAACCATCTGGTTTTCGGTCACGGGGTCCATAGAAACCGCCTGTGCCTGACCTTGGATGATGAGATCCACATTCTGCACGTTTAAAGCATGGAGCATCTGCCTGTGCAAAAGTTCCATGTTGTACATGCCCGGAGGCGCATTCTGGGCAAGCTGCATCGCCGCCTGATACTGCATGACCTTCTGGGCCATTGTAGAGGCGTTCGGGTCCGACACAGGAATGATATCAACCGGGTCGCCAAAATCCTGAACCCGGTTTACCGGGGTGTTCTGGTCATCTGACGCAACATACTCGTACTCGGGACCCATGTACTCCTTAACGACCTCGGCAATAAGTTTGAATTCTTTGCCAAGTGAGTCATGAACGCGAGCCTGCACGGCAGACATCACCTTCATGGACCGCTCAAGGAGGGCTAGGGTAGTGCCGACAGGAGCTTCGGGGTTTGAATCCCCGATGTCCATTTCAGCGATGGAACCAATTCTACGGCCTTCGTCAACAAGGTTCCCGAGAAGCTGGTAAAGAACACTCGAAGGTTCTTTGTAGGGGAGGAAGGTAATTGAGTCCCGGATATTGCCAGAGGCAACGTCTACGTCCCGGAATTCTCCCGGCATGATCGGGTTGTCGTCGCCCTTGATCCGGAGTCCGCGCGCCTTGAGTCCTCCCGGTAGGTTTGACAGAGTGCCAGCATCAACAAGTTGGCGGAGGATTGAAGTGGCGCTTTTAGCGATGCCGCCAATGAGGTGAATGAGCCCAGTGCCGTAGAAACCGAGACCCGGAAGGTACTGATAATGGACAAAATACTGCCTCTTCTCAAATGATGGATCTCCTTCCCGCCAATTACGGCGGATTGAGAGGATCTCGCGGCTGGATTTCTCGATTGTCACGACATAGGGCAGTTCGATACCATCGGGGTTTTCAAAACCCGGGAGATCAAGATCGACACACATCTCAAGGATTGTGTGCCGGGTATCATCTGTAAACGATGGGGTCTCGCCCTTTACCTTGTCATACTTCTTTTGAAGGCTAGAGTAGTCTGGAGAAGGAACGGGAATATCAATGTCCCGGTAAAAACCACTAACCTGTAGCTTCCGAAGTTCATTCGGATAAGTTCGCGTTACATGAGTGTAGCGCGGGCAAGCGGCGAGATCTGTAGTGCCGTAGGCAACAACGAAGTCCTCCGCAGGCACAAACACTGCTGCGGGGCGGTCATTAATTGTGTTGTAATACACTTTGCGGAAGGCGGAACCAGCAAGCGGGAGGCGGAACAGAAGCTGCTCAGTCTCGGACCTGTAGTCGGTCATTTTCTCCGTGACGATGAAGTTCATCTCTTCCTGAACGCGGTGAGCCTGCTTCAGGAGTTCTTCATTCGACTTCCCAACAATCTTGGTCCGGACGGGGCCTTGAGAAGGAAAAACTTCCATAATAGTCTGGGCTTGGAACCGGATTACAGCTTCAGTAAGGACCGGATGGTACACACCACAGGCACCCGGCCAAGGCATTGTGCGCTCTTCGATCTTCAAACCAAGGAGATCCAGACCCTGAATATAGGCCTTTTCCCAGTCTGACCGGGTATCCAGATCGTCTTCGAAGCTTGAAATAAGATCGCCAGCGATTGCATCGAGATCTGAGTCATCCATGATCTCAGCGAGGTTCGCAGCGTGCTCTTCGGGAGGCTGAATCTCAGGCGAGGCACTGCCAAAATCAACGGTGACGCCGCCATCCTCCATAGGAGTGATGTTCGGACCAAGATCCTCTAGGGGAAGCTCAACATTGATCGGAGGTGTTTCCGGAGAAATCGGGATATAGGGCTCAGCCATCTTTTTCTTTCTCAATTTGCTCTATTGTATCAGTAATAGGGTTCTTTGCGGAATTTCGGGGTTTCAATAATATCATCTTCGTCGGTGGGGATGGCAAAGCCACCCTGCCTGAACCGCATAAGGGCCATTGTAACGGCGTCCACGAAGTCGTCATGGTCTCCAGACGGGAATGCGGCGCATTCTTCCACCACATCAATCGCAAATTGCTCATCCGGAGCCCATACAACCCCAGATGCAAAGATGTCTGTGATGCTGTTTACACGAACGATCTTGTCTCCGGTAGCCCGAGTCGGGGTGAATTCCTGCACAGGTATACCAGCATTGCGGAGCTCTGCAATCAGAGGTGCTCCGGATGCCTTCTTTTCGACAATAAACATGTCCGGTTGCCAGTCCTTGTAATATTGGACTGTTGTGGCCTTAAGTTCAGGGAATTCCAGTTTATCTTTCCAAGCATCT